GGAACTAGAAATTTTAGATAACAAGGCGGTGAAACTTGCAACTAAGAGTTATTGGAGGATCACAAGTGACAAATAAAGAAAAGATAGAAGCCGCCGAGCGTAGGATTTCCGAGCTTCAAAAGTTAATTACGGAATGGAGGAAGAATGAAAATAATTAGCGTTGATGTTGTTGGTGTACCTGTCGCGCAGGGGAGTTTGAAACGTACTGCCTTTGGTGTGATTCATAGTAATGACAAACAATTAAAAGCTTGGCGTGATTCAGTTATGTTCGAGTTGATAAACAAAAAACCTAATGATTGGGATGTAGACGCGGCGTTTTCTGTTAGCTGTGAATTTCGCTTTATGCGTCCTAAATCTCACTATTCGACGAAAGGAAACGGAACACTAAGGCCAGCAGCGCCAAAGTATAAAACGACTAAAACAGATGTTGATAAAAATCTAAGGGCAGTTTTTGACAGTATTGAGCAATCAGGATTAGCAAGAAATGATAGCCAAATTGTTCACGCTATTTGTAGTAAACGCTATTGCGATACAGGTGAAAGTCCGGGGGCATCGATCACGCTAAGTAGTCAGCCTTAATACGCTTGCACATAGGGTCTACCCCTGATATATTTATTAGGCCTTAAGTCACATATCGGGCGTGACTCCTCCGCGCTGGACAAGATAAGCGTCAGCTTGCACTACCGCCTCAGATCAGAGCTGCGATCACGATCAGGGGCATTTTTAATGTGTGTTTGTTGAAAGTGTTACTAATTGCTAACGAGACGTATTAAAGGGTCTACCCCTGTGGTTATAATAAAAGAGTCAATTCGACCCGTGGAGACACGGCCTATTAAATGACATTTGTCAAAGTTACTAATTCTGCTAGAGCAGGCAAGAACGGTAAGACGATTAAATGCCCAAAATGCTCCCATGTAGGCACTGTTTATCACTTCGCATGGTCTGGTCTTGGTTGCCAAGGCTGTAATGAAATGATCGACAAGCTTGATTGGCTTATGGAGGTTAAATAAATGACTTCTACAAAAGTTCTTTCAAAGATGCTTAAGCCTGAATTACTCAGGACAGCTAAAGGATTAGACAAAAGAGTTAACAATCAGGAAAAAGCAACCATGTTTTTGTTTTACGCCTTTGCGATTTCTCTTTCAGCCGCCTTTATCTTTTGACAACCGCCCCCCTTCATAGGGGGTTTTTTATTCCTTCGCTTTTATATCAATGGAAAAATTATCAGATTCAAAAATGCAATTTGTGGTTAACTATGGCGCAATTAGTTATAACCCTGAGATGCTAAGTGAAATTCAAGTTTTATCCGCGTGGAAAGGCATGTTGGCGGCTGCAAAGAAATTAACAGAAGAAGAAATAGAAACGAGTAAGGCAATTGCAAGAGCATTAAATGACTTACATGACTGTGATTTTTTTGAGCGTTCTAATGATGAAAAACAAACTATAATTAATCTTTTGGTTGATGAATATAGAACAACTTTAGAGATTCAAAAACTTTGTCATTCTGAATTAGCGCCAGAGGTTAAAACGGCCTACCCCTAACCAACGTCGGGGAGCCTGAAATCGGTACGTCTTAGAACGGCACGTGATACAACACCCGTAAGGGAAACATAGGGAGCGTAATTGGCGTGATCCATCCCCCGACATTTAATTGTTACGATTTTGTTAATATGCTTCCATAGGGGTCAACCCTTTGCTATTCTTAAGAAGTAAGGGAGAGATTCCCACCAATTCAATTCAAAATGAACCTTCCAATTCACACCTTTTCCGACTTCAACATTGCTTGCCAAATCAAAGAGCTAACAAGCCAACTAGACAAGGTAAGCGGTCAAGCCAAGATCAAAACACAAGAAGCGATCAACAGCTACAAACTTGAACAAGTCAGAAGAGCTTTCAAAATGAACTAAGGGCCGCAAGGCTCTTTTTTTTACCCTTTTATTTACAACAAACAATGCCAGCCACCCCACGCTATAAAATTCACGATCAGGTAAACAAGAAAAGGAATACCGGGGTCTTTTTAAAAATTGACTCAAAAATTGGAACCGTCATTTCAATGAGGACAAAGACCAACAAAAAAGGTACTCCCAGTTATTACGTAACAGTGAAGTGGCAAGAAGATGGCCGCACTAGTGAGCACGCTCAACATATGCTTGTGCCTGCGCCTTAATATTGTTAATTAATTGTTACTATGTAGACGTAGGGGTAGACCCCAGTATATAATTAAAAGGTAAGGGAGAGATCCCACCGATTAGATCAAAAATGACTTACTGGCACAATCACGAATTTAGATTTGAACTAAGAAGCGTTGCAGCTCACTTTCCAAAGACTTATCAAAAAGTCGGAAAAATTCTCAAAGAAAAAGGGGTTTTAGATTACGACTATAAAAATCAAACTAAAGCCGATGTTTTAAAAGAATGGGTTGCAATTCTTCAACACATGCCTAAAAACGTTATTCCTTACAAGGGAATGAGCGAAACAGACAAAAGATGGGGTGAGTATGATTGGACTAAACGAACTCAAGATCTAGCTTCATAGCCTTAGCCCCGAAAGGGGTCTTTTTTTTGCCTGTTAATATTGTGGGCCAGCTCAACCACTGCTCTGCTCACTGGGTGATGGGGATGAACACTCCAAACGCTGACCCAACCTAAAAGTATCTCTATATTAGTAATACGCAAGCATAGTAAATTTAATGCGTCCCTTTTTAGATTGGTTAGGTTCAGGCTTTGTTTATAGATCCCCGACAAATAAAATTGAAAGTTGGCGTAAAAATGCGATGTATATGTCTTGTCGTGAGCTAAGGAAACTTACAGGTATATCAGCTCATCATGCAAAGGCGATTTATTTGAGTAGATATATCAATGAAGAAATGTCGCATCTTAAGTAGAATAAATTTGTTGTTTACCCCCTTAGCAAGTATTAGCATTTTGGTTATTGGATAGCTATTAAACCTCTGGTTTCGTAGAGGACGCCGGGGGTTTTTTAGTGTCTACCTATTGCGCCAATTCTTATTTCTTTGTGTCCCTTCTAGTGCTGCTACTTTTTGCTGTAATAGATCGACTTTTTTAAATAAAGCCCTTACGTCCTTATCTTTCCTATTAACAATAATGCTAAGGGTGAACAAGAAAATAGAGACTACTGCGCCAATACAGGCGGCTATAACTTCATTCATTGGTTTCCTAGTAAGTTATTCCATTTATCAGTAATTTCTTTTTCCTTGTTAACTCTATTTCTTATTTGTATTTCCACGCCTAAACCTGTAAACGTATTCGCGTGAGGATGTGCCGGATTGTCACGCCCATCTAAAAAATATAATTTCTCCATTAATTCAGTACGGGCTGCGTTCTCCCAGATTGACAAGGGTTGACTCATTAGCATAAGCAATTAGCTTTAGTATATTAATACGTGTAAATAGTAATTAAACGCTTATGGCTGAACAAGACACAAATGAAAGCGCCGTAATACAGCAAGCCCCAGAGGAAGACGATGAACCCCTTTGGTTGGAATTTGTCTCAGTTGGGGTAAAATTATTTATCCTTTTTTGGAGTATTAGCATGTTAACTTTATCCTACGTTCGATTGCCAGAAAGTATAAAGATAGGTGAAAGAATACAGTTCAACATCCCTGAGCAGATCGGCATAGATCCAACTTTTCCGGCTTCTTTACTGGGTGGAATTTTAACAAGTTTTGGCGTTAATATGGGATCTAAAAAGAAGAAAAATGGTGACGCAAATAACAACACAGGAGGCCAACAAACAATAGTATTAAAGCAACCAATTGAAATCATTACTAAACCCCCTATTGCATCAAAAGAATGAAACGACTACTAATCCCCTTTTTGCTTTTTGCTGCTAGCCCTGCAAATGCGAATTTTATTCATCGCATAACTACATCAGGTCAAACAAGCCTTGATAATACCTTTTCGACTTCTGTTCGTGGGCCAAGTACTTACAGCGCATCAGGAACAAACATTCAAGTCTCTAGCGCTAATGGTGCAACCTTTGGAGGTCTAAACGTTCAATCTGGTACAGCCGCAGCTACCCATAAGCTTGGAACCTATGCTATTCATCAGGAAGGGTCGGCGTGGTCTTTTGCGGAGTCGTTCCAATTAGGGGACGCCATCCCAAGTGCAACAACGGTTTCTAGCGGTACAGTTGGATCGTTGCCAGCATGGACAACAACTACGACGGGAGCCGGAGGCCATACACCGGGATCAATTACGTTAACTTCTGAACATTTAGTTACAGGAACAGGCGGCGGTCCGGGTAGTGATGTTGTCTTGCAGACTGTATCTGAATTAAGTGTCCTTAAATAAGTTTTTATTTTTATTTCTGCTGTTAGGTGTCAAGGCAAATGCAAATGTTGTGACGCCTCAGTTCTCCTCTGGTACTTTAAATTCTAGGCAAGAGGTTAAGACTGTAGTTGTTGAGTCGATTTCGTCTGTTGATTATACAAGTGGGTATCAATACACCGTTTCAGGGACAGGGATAGAGCCTGTTAATGGTGACATTATTAGCCCTAAAGCAACCTTGTTAGATGCTCAAACAGTAGACGGGGTTACTTTTCAATGGACAGGCATAGACGCATCAACTAAACCTGACTGGAAACTGACAACACCGGGGGGATCTTTTAATTTTTCTGAAAGCTTACTTACACCATCATTGTCGAATGTCACCAACATCAATAGAACAACTACAACTGAAAGCATCGTTGAAAGTGTAAGTGTTTTTCTACAATGAAAAAATATTATTTAATACTCTTACTTTTAACCTTTAATTGTAAACAAGTTAATGCTAACTCTACAGTTGTTGCATCGCCTTCTAGCTCCAGTCAAGGTTCCGTAGTGAATCAAGGTATTCAGGTTCAGACGGGTTCTTTTATGTACCAAGAATTAGGCGACGGGATTAGATGCAGCGGTACGACGTTAACGGTTAACCCATTTATTGCAAATGTGAACAGTTGGAAAGATCCTTATGAACCGTATTACAACGAGAATATCTACGACGATTCAACTGATGGCGATGGAAATTTACTCAACCCCGGATCTGTCCTCTTTCAGAAGCCCGTACGAACGGGACAACCTAAGAATAATTTATCTAGGAATTTTGGTATAACTGCAACTATCGCAATGCCATTAGATAGGGAAGCCGTTAAACGATT